GTTCTCTCTTATCATACCAGATGAGTGGAGTCACAAGTGGGTCGGCATGTTCAAAGAATGCCGGTGTAGGTTCACAGAACCTGCAACCCGTGGTGGACGATTTTTGTGAGCTGTTGTGCGGGCTATATCCAAATGCCAGCGCTTCGCTCTTACGTCCTCCCGTCAACCTGGACGAGTTAAAGTCTTGGTGCTCAACACCGATTGAAACCTTCGATAGCCAGTCGAAGGCAGATTTTTCGGTGAGTGCCAGCCGATTTTTACTTAGAAAGGTAATCCCCAGCGGCGCGAACGATCCAGTTCCGTCGTACCTTCAAAAACTCTCCAAGGAGTCACAGCCAGTCAATGGTGATTTTATGGCCTTTTGCCGGTCAGAGTTACCAAAGATTTTCCAGAAAGGTTGGGCGTCATCATACCGGAAACGGTGTGGCCAGGATTTGACCGTGCCCTGCACAGCCAGTGCGGAATGCGGAACGAAGAATGGTGGAGCTCGAAGGGTAGTCCTTGAGGCGGGATTCGATCCTGCTTCTTGGAAGACCGCTTGTCGGCGTGGCATACCAGTGTCACGGACCCGGCGAGTTGGAGTTGTAGATGACAAAGGTAAGAAGCGCGTCATCACTGCGGGAGCTGCATGCCAGCATGCTCTTAAACCTCTCCACGACCTGCTCTATGATACCCTGTCCGAACAGGAGTGGCTCCTCCGGGGGACCCCCAAAAACCAGCACTTGAAGAAGTTCCTCATCAAACCAGGTGAGGTATTTGTTTCAGGTGATTATGAAGCTGCCACAGACAACTTTAATCGGCGGCACAGTCACGCGATTCTTAGCATGGTCCTAGACCTTGCTGGGAACGATATTTCCAAGGGTGTCAAAGCCATGGCACTCGATCGTTTGGAACCCGGCATCCTCTCTTATAAGAATTCTGAGTGCATCCAGCAGTCAGGCCAGCTTATGGGAGACCTTCTCTCTTTCCCACTCCTCTGTCTTACTAACTACCTCGCGTTTCGGTATGCAATACCTCGCGATGTGCCACTCCTGATCAACGGGGATGACATTGTATTTCGGTGCACCCGTGCCGAATACGAAGTTTGGTCCCGCTGCGTCGCTGACGCAGGCCTCACATTATCGAAAGGGAAGACCCTAATCCATAGGATTTACTTTTCGATCAATTCTATGTTCTACCAGGCAAGATACAAGAAAGCCAGTCTTGTACCTGTTATCAGAGCACGGATGGTTTATGGGGCCCTGATCAAAGGGGATGGTATAGCGCTTGAGGCTCGCCTCACCGGTGCGTGTCGTGGTTTTTCCCGCAAGGGGAAAAGTTTGATAGAGAAGCATACCCTCCGATTCCATCGGGGGGCTGTGCAGGGGGTTCCCTGTTCTCTGAGCAGGGGGTTGGACCTCCGAGTGGATCCGTCGGTTATTTGTACAGTTGGACTCAAAGACCATGAGTCCTATTATGCCTCGCAGCCAGCGAAGTGTGATAGAAGACCTGCTTGTAAAGGTAGGGATTCACCTCGTGCAGTACCGGGCTGGGTGAAAGTAGCGGGTAAAGGGACTAAGGAAGGCGAAAAGGAGTATCGCCGCGCATGTGTCCAGCATGCGTGGTCGTTTGAATCGTGCAAAGTTCCCGTCGAGATCGATGCGGATGAAGTGGGCTGCCATAAAATGGTGCGGGGGGTGGGTAAGAGGATGTTGGAGCGAACGGGTAATGTGTCATCCAGACACGTTAACCGCCTCGTTGTGGCGTCTTTGAAGCCCGGTTGGAAAAGGATCCTTGACAGATTCAACTGTCGAGGGGGGCGGAGGAAAAAGAAAATTGAAAGGCACTGGGTGCAGGAAATCGGGAGAGAATGTGAGCCTTGGACCCTGGTCCAAGAGTGGGTTTTGGAAAAGGAGAGAGAGGAATTCAGAGAAGGGATTAGTCGACCTGATCGTGCCTTCCTGCGGCACCTGGACACTGCGTTCGGGGGTTTGCAGTGGGTTGATTGGGGTGATGGGTCTTATCGGGGCCATGATATGCGACCGTTCGCTGAACGGAAGCCATGGATCGCGGCTGGAAACTTCGATGATCTTCAAGACCATCAAAGAAGGGA